CCAGAGAAAGAAATGCTAGGTGCCACTGTATATCCAGCACCAATTGTCACTCCCGTTCCTGTTGCCCAAGAATCTGAAGTATTAAAGGATATTGCAGTAACAATACCAGTTATTGGATGAATTGTTGCAATACCGACAGCAACTTGAGTTGGGGCATCCATTGTCCCAGATGTAGAGATTGCAACAGTAGGTGCAGTTGTGTATGCTCTACCAGTGGTACTAAATGCAATAGAACCTGGATTTACAGAGGAACCAGCAATACCTATTGTTGCGGCCGCAAAACTTGTTCCTGGATGTGGGATTGTTACTGATGGGACGCTGGTATAGAATTTACCTCCAGTGGTTAATCCAAGTGTTTCTACTGTTCCTCCCGTCAGATTAATATCATCAAGGGTTGCAGTTGCTTCTGCACTATTTCCAGTTCCTGTTGGTAGATCAAATATAATTGCAGGTGCTTTTTTATAGAAGACACCACCAGATGTTCCTCCAGGAAATAGATATGCAGATGTGCCAATACTAATGGTTGCAGAAGTTACACTTACACCTCCACCAACTATTGGAGAGTCTAAAATTGCTGTTGCCGCTGCTCCAACATGCTTTGGTCTTGAGAATGTTACTACTGGAGATTCAACAAATCCTCCACCAGAATTTGATAAAGTTACTATACCAACACCTCCAATTTCAGTAAGAGATGCAGATGCAATAGCACCAGAACCAGTATTATCGGTAGTACTAAAAGTTACTGCTGGTGGAGTTGTATATCCAGATCCAGCGTTTATAACATCAACTCTTTGAACGGATTGAAGTCTTGGGTTTGAATTAAGATTGCAAACATTTATTCCACCAATCATTGATGCAATACCGACTGCCGTTACTCCTCCTACTGGTGCAGAAGATACTTGCACTGCAGGAATCATGCCGTATCCACCACCTCTATTAGTGATAGTAAATTTTCTTATACCACCAACTACGATTCCGGAAATCGCAGATGCACTAACAGCATTTCCAACCATAGTAAGTGTTTGTGTATATCCCTGAATGGTATTAATCCCATCGTCAGTTAATCCATCAGTTTCATCTCCGAGTAATTCATTATCAATATCTTCGATTCCAGTATCGATAACTTCATCTTGATAACGGAAGAGTTCGCAATATAATTCATAAACATAGAGATTTTGTAATTGATAATATGGTTTTGCATATTCAATGTCTTTAATCTCATAAAGTCTATCATCAAGGGGAAACCATATTAAATCCCCACCTTTTGGGCGGGTAGAAAGTTTTATATTTGCTTGCCCCTGAATTAATGGAGTAATATAATCTTCATATCTTTCTCTTGATATAATCAATCTAACTTCATCTTTAGACTCAATACCAAATTTTGATAAAACATCTCCTGCGCCAGAATAAGCATCATAATTATCAACATATGCCTCAATTGGCAAAGCACTATCAAATTTAGATTGTACTACTTCTCTTATGACTGTATTTTCAGTCATATACTTTCTTGGAATGTAGTATATGTCAACACCATACATTCTCAATTGTTCATTGATTAGACTCTGAACTAAATTTTGCTCAGAAGAAGTTCCCTGAGTGAAGAAAGGATTTAATGCCATTAGCCTATCATATCAAGCGGTGGTAATTCATATGTATTCGACATTACCTCTTTGATCTTATCCAATTCTCTCTCTGCATCATCATATATTTGTCTTCCATTTAATTCAATTCCACCCGGAAGTTTAACACCTTGAAATTTAATTAAATTTTGACCCCATTGTCTTTTGATGAGAGCAGTTAAATATCTTTTTAAGAACGAATCGTTATAAACTCTTGCAAAATCGTTTGGATCTAAAAGTCTCCAACAATCTAGAACAATATACTCACCTAATGACACATTTCCCCAATCAACATCCAAATACAATCTATCTTGCCTTTGATTAAATCTTATTTGCTTCTCAGTATTTAATAAAAAATCAATATCAGAAAGATATGTTTTTGTCATTGCATATGATAACATCTCCATGGAATTGAAGAAATATAGATCATTTAGAAATAACTGATACTTAAGACTAAACATTCCATTAGATATTGTGCTACTATCAAATCTGAATATTTTGTTAATACCAATTACTGCTGGAGGTACTTGAATATAATTACTATTTTCTTCATATGGAAATGATACTGTAGCACCATCAATAGTTGTACTTGCAGTTGTAGTTACAATTCCTATCGGATTAGTTCCTCCTCTCCCTTGACCCCTATCAATATCTTCTTGAGTTATTTTATATTTTAAATATGTCTGAACTACGCCATCAAAATGCCTTTCATGAAAGTATTGCAATGCATCATCAACTAAATCATCAATCTGCTCATCAGCAACGTTTATCTCCAATACAGGAGCACCTAGCTGCCTCTTACAGTAATTAACTAGATCTATTCTACTTGCTGGTTGAGCCATTTATTCTCTAGTTTCCTAAATGTATTTATGGTGCTGCAGATACTACTGGGACTACCATTATATTACCATTTACTAAAGTATATGTTGTAGATCCACTTTTAATTAGAACATCATATACATATCTTCCTTCCGCAAGATTTCTAGTTGCAACTGATCCTAAAGAAATTTTTAATTTACCACCAATAGCACTAGTAATTCCTACTGCAAATGTTGTTGTAATACCTAAAGTTGCACCAATAGACACGCTTTTTGATATAGCAGCAGATCCAGTATAACCTGTTAGATTAAAATTATTATTTGCATCGTCAGTAACATTAAAAGTAGTATTAAAATCAGAACCACCGTAAATGGTTAAATTTGCACCATAAGGTACTCCAGTATCAGGATTAAATGTAATACTTCTACTCGGCATTTGTAATTCCTATAAGTTTCATAGTTTCTTGCTGTTTATAGTATAGTTTGCAAAAAGATTTTGCAATATTCTTTAGTTCGTCACGATCATCACAACTATCTATCTGTGATGCCAATTTAGTGTAAGCAAATTGTTTTGATAGATTGCTTAGTTCAATGCTATCTGGATCCATTTAATAACTCCTTAAGTAACGACTTTATATCATTGATATCATCTTTAATGGTAGCAACCTCATCTTCTATTGTCTGCATCTTATGATTCTTTTCATTTTTAGCCTCACGACTAGCAATGTATTGATCATAAGATGCATTATTCACATTAATTACGGTATTGGTTTCAGGATCTCTTGCAAGATCCTTATGCCCTTTTACAGTATAAATTTCCATATTATGCAAGAGCAACCACTCTAAGGTTTTTAAGTTGAGGTACAAGTGTTTGGTTTGTTGATGTCATTACGAGTTTTATTCTATATGTTCTAAAGGAAGGTAGATTATCTACAGAGAATTTATGCTCCGTAAAAATTGTATCTGATATACCAAATCCTCTCTTATTAGAACTTGATACTAAGACATCAGTTCTTCCGTCACTATCTTCTTCATTTATTATTAGACCTCTCGAATTTATATTCAGATATCCTGGGAATGGTGTGAATACGGGTTCAAATCCAGGATTTCCACTAATGGAATAGAATGCTCTAATATCACACTCTGATGGAAGTTGTGCATCAGTTATTATTTGTAAGGAAGATGCGGGATTTTCTAACAATATTTCTTTAGAAATATATTGGCAAGCACTTGGATCATTAAAAATTGAATTTACTCTAGAATCTTCAGCATAATTTGAAATTTCACTATTAACTCTATTGGATACTGCATAGATGCTACATCTTTGAAGTTCAATTTGAGGACTTAATTTTGAATTTGTTGTACCAAGGAAAAGTCTCATTTGGAAAGACTTATTACCTTCAATAGAACTTAATTTACGATCTTCATTTACTTTTGAGAAAATTGCTCTTGGTGAATCAAGATAATTATTTTCATTCAATGTAACATCTTCAAATCCAACATTAATATAAGGAATTTCATTACCACTAATACTCTGTGATGTGGTAGTTCTTATCTGACCAGTAACTGTAGTCCCTTCAACTGCAACATTGTGGACAGATGGTTTAATAATCTCGAAAGGAATGTTCTTAGTAGCTTTTACATTATCTCCACCTGTGGAATCGGATGCTCCTATGAATAGTTTAGGGAATCCTGATACTGAAGATGATCTATCCGCATTAGAAGATTGACCTGCTGTCCCATACTTTTGTGACATATCAAGTTTAATATGATATGAGTCCAGATTTATTGGATTTGCAACAGTTACATCATTTAAGTCGTGTGTTTTATTAATTCTTGCAAGACTTACTCCACCCAATTCATATTTGTAAACAGGAGTATTAATTGGATATGTTTTGGGAGTTGTTCCTCTAGAAATATTACCACCAATTGATGATGCTGTTGTAGAAGTGTACTCTATAACTTCATCTCCAATTAAAATCAATCCAGTATTGGTTGAACCTATAGAAACATTTTCAAATGTGTTGAATGTATTTCCTGTTCCATTTGATACTGAAATCGGATCTGTGGAAGATTTGGAATATTCTGCTGTCAGTTTTGTAGGTTTAATATCTGGAAGGATTCCTACAATTCTAACAAAGTTATCATCAAAATTCATTCCATGATTTACATGATTTACTTTAACATGCAATCCATCCGATACTGTTGTTGATGCGTTGATGGTAACATCTCCAGTAAAAGCAGTTCCATTAAATGTTCCACTATTTAATTCCCTAAGAGTATTGCTACTATCAAAGAAAGTTAATGTTCCTGCAGCACCAGTTACAAAATCTCCCTGAACATTATTAAGTATCAATTGTGAGGTATGACCTATAGAGGTTAAAGTAAATCTAGCATTTCTTCCAACACTAGCAGCACCAATAGTATTAATTGAGACTACATCACCTACTTGGTAACCAACTCCACCATTTCCACTAATTGTCGCTGCTATAGCAACACCATTTTCAATAGAGACATTAGCAACTGCACCAGATCCAGATCCAGAAATTGTAACTAGATTGACACCAGGGAAAGTTGTTGATCCACTTGCAGGAGTATATCCTATTCCAGGATTTGTAATCGCCATAGTTCCTGTGGCACTTGCAGCAACTCCAACAAGATCTCCAGTTGTCTTAGTATTACTAACTTGAGAGAAAGTATTACCCATAACATAACGATTATCTGCTACTGTTGTTCCAAGTCCTACACGAATTTCTTTAGAAGAAATATTCAATGGATTTTCCATTAAATTAGCGATTTGCTTATTACCTTCTGAAAGTTCTGGACTGTATAGATCTACAGTTCCAGATTCTACAAAGTCTGCTCTATAGAGAGTGAACTTAAGGTCTTCCCATTGACTTGCTTCCCATGTAGAAGCATTCTGGGATTTAAATAGAGATCCAAGTGTTGGTTGATTGGAAATATATGAATCAGATAAAATATCATTTTCACCAATTCTAGAAATATAAACACTATATTTTGTTGAGTTGGATATCAAACAAATTGCATAGTCTTTTCCACCTTCAAGATAAACTGGAGCAGCAAATTCAAATGTAGTTGCAACAGATCCATCTGTTGATGTGTTAACATTATCTGGAGTTAATACAACCTCTGATAGATCAAAGTACTTAGCAGTTGGGAAACCATTCTCCATTGATCTAATCTGGAATCTAACGGGAGTTTCTCCATCATCTTTTGTGCGGAAGAAAACATCGCATTTTGTTACAAATATTCCATCAGGATCTTTCAGTGGATCAACTAAGAATGATTGTGCCAGCGGATCATACCATCCAACGATAGTTTCAGATGTAGTTGGTTGACCAATATTTCTTGTCGCAACAACCTCAGTACCTAAAGTTCTATTAATAGGTTCCTCAGCAAACAATTGCTTATTTTCAATGCTTGCATTTCTAATTGATAGAATTTGATCCTGAACTGTTTCTATAATACCTGAGGTTGTATATGCTTGTTCACCAATTGTTGTTGCAGCATTTTGATCATTATCTGGATCATTTGTCAATGTGAATACATTAGTTCCAGTATCAAATTTAGGATTGTCTCCATTGTTGGGATCTGGAATGAACAAACTTCCAATTAAGGCAGAAGATGTATCACTAATCAGTCTAACATTGGTTACCTCTGCTTCTGCACCACTAGTTTTTCCACTTAAAATCATTCCAGTTTGAATGTGACCAAAGAAATTTCCTTGTGGTTGATTTGAAAGAGAGTAAGTATCTACATTTAAAGTTGTAGATGTTGATGAATACAATTCTGGAATTATACCGCCACTTACATAAGGATTGTCTGGATAGACTTCAGTTGGTGAGTCGTAATCACCTTTTCTATGATTTGATTGTGCTACTCTAAAATCAATTTGAGGTTCAGTATTTTTTCCTTTCTCACTCAATCCGACAGTAAGCACCCTACCTTCTACAGATTCTCCAACCTGGAATGTTCCAGATTTCATAGTAATTTCAATTAGTTTTGGAACACAGAATTTTGTAATATCTTTTCCATCAAAGAATGCATAAATCTGTGTACTTGGTTTTAGGTTAGCAGAAGAAAATTCAACATTTCTAGATCTAACAGTAGAAACAATCTCTGTACTTAAGACTTTTGGTCCAAGATTTACTTCCTCAAATGTTTCAATAACCTGATACTGTGTTCCAGTTCTTGACTGTGTTCCACTTTCAATAGTTTCGACAACATCTTGCTCAATTGTTTGAGTGGAAGACTGTCTAACACGTTGTGCAACACCACTACCACCATTAATCCATCCACCACGTCCAAAAGTACGGGAACTTGATGTTGTGCCAGTTACTGTATTTCCTGCTTGCGAGGTAGTTCCAGACCAGTTATTTTCCCAAGAATTCCATAGCTCTGAAGCAAAACCAGTTTCTGGATCAACTCCAAACTTCTCTTCTGCATCAGACATGACCTGAGCGTAGTTTCCAATAGTATCAATTGTTTTTGCTTTTATTTCATTTGGGGTGACCCAATTATCAGAAGATGGTGTTAATGATATGGTTCCCTGCCAAAAACTAATAAGGAAAGGAGTTACACTTTCAGTTCTAGTTGCAAAAGGTTGATTTAACCATTCAACTTCACTATATTCTAAACTGACAATATCATTTTCCTTTCTAATATTAACACCTTCTATTGCAGAAGTTCTTTTATCTTCTGTTGAATCAACATCAACAACTGGTCCAGTTTGCAAAGTAACTGAATTTGTAATATGTTTTGGTCTAAGTATTTGACTTGTTTGATCAATACTATTGCGTTTACCAATTTCTAAATCTTGAGTTTTGAAAGATGTAAAATTATCAACAAAGAATCCAGATTTAAATCTATTGAGACCATTAGCATCACTAATAAACTGATTTGCTGTATTACTTTCAAGTAAAGAAAGTTGAGTGTAATACTCTAATTTCTTTATGCGATCTTCCAATCGCTTGATATCCTTCATCTGGAATCTCTTATACTTCAGGAACTTTAAAGATGCCTCCTGAGTATTGTGGAGATAGGAGGATAACGCATTTCTGCGATTTCAATAGCATTTTCAATTGATTCTGGTTTAGATCTTGTTGGATCATCTGAAGGAACTCCAAATTTTAATTGGAACTTTCCATCTTTATGTAAGAAAAGTCTATCAATTCTTCCTTGATAATAGGAATAATCTAAGAAAATAGTTTCATTAGATGCTAGGATATTAGGAACAGAATTTCCCAAACTATTAAATGTTCTACCAAGAAACTCTAGAGGAGATCTGGTCGATGTTGCTGTAGTATAATCACTAACTCTCGGTCTTAAATCGATAATATCAGTATTTAATACTCCATTAAATACTTTGACTTCAGTTGAGTAATTAAAGTCATTATATGATTCTACAGTAACGATATCTCCATCATCAGAAGAATCAAAAGATGCGCTCTTATAGTAAATTTTTATCTTGTTCTTTGGTGAATTTGAATCAGATTTTCTTGTCAAAGATCCATGGTTATACGTTGTGCTTCTTTGACCAGAAGCAAAGGTATAATTTGATGCAATATTGAATGATGTTGTATTTAAGGTACTAATTATTCCTTCTACTAAAGATTCCTGGAAGACTACAACTTCTCCTTCAATAAATTTAAAATTATTTTTAGGAAGATATCTCAAATCACTGGAATTTTTAACCTCACCAAATACTGCAACTGCTCCACTTGTTTGACCAACTAACAATTCACCAATGATCATGTCACCAGTAGTAGCAGTTGGTCCATTAAGTTGAGCTAAAGTCATCTCAGGAGATCCAAAGTTAGCATCAGTTAAAGATACATCTGATGTTTCATATATTCCATGAATTTCAATAATATCTGGAGTATTTAAAGAAATTACATTATCTTGAACTCTAGTACCGAATGCATAGTTACCATAAGATAATCCATCATTAAGAGTTACTGATCCAATTCCAGATGCTGGATTTATAGATTTATCGACTACTAAAGTTTTAACTCTATTTTTAATTTTCTTCTTAGCTTTTATATTTGATTTTTTAACAGTAACAATGAGTTTCGCTCCTACATTATTAGTTCCTAAATTTCTAATTTGAACTTCTCTAAGATTAGTCGAGAATTGGAATTTATCTGCCGAAAGAGATTCCGTCACTCCATCTGATCTAATAAGAATATATCTTTCATCAGAATATGACAAATAAGTTTCACCCTCTGGTAGAGTTACGGTTGTAAGACTTGTAGAATCTAATTGATTATTCGCAATAGTAACAGTAAAAGTTTTTCTAATGTTTATTTCAGCATCAGTTAAATTAACTGTCGCAATATTTTCTTTTGGTAGTTCCGTAAATAATGTATTATCAGAAGAAGAATCTAATTCAGTTGTAAGTAGTTCTAAATCTGATGTTATAAAATTGGATGATGGAAGTTTTCCATTTACAACTCCAGTTACAGTAGTAACTCCTATTACTGTTATATTAGATGGTGTTACAGATACTACTTTAGCAGTAATTGGATCATCCGATATAGAAACATCAGAATATTGTAATAGACTATTTACCTTTATATCTCCAGGAAATAGTTTATTAGAACTGGTTATAGTACTGATTCCATTACTATCAAATTTTGTGACTGATGCAACGCCTATGGTAGCAGAGGGTGTCTGCACTACGTTAGCACTAAAAGTATTAATTCCAACTATATTGTTACCATTAGGCCCATAACCGATTCCGGTATTTGAATATACCGATTTTACGTCTGAAATGCCATATGATGATATATCTT